AAGCTCACGAGCCGCATTATTTACGTTACTCGGTGCCATGTTCTCTGCAAAGTTCACTGTCATATTAGCAGTATTACTGCCTGCAGTTGAACTAAATTTACCTACGCCTGTTCCAGCCATTGTTTTATTCTCCTAGTTAATTATTCTTGTTCAGGCATAAACGATAATCCTTCTAGTTTACCTAGAATATACGCTGCCTTTTTAGTATTTGGTTTTAATTTTCTTAATTGTATTAATTCATCCAAGCTCTGTGGATTTAATAAAGCATTTTTTACTACTCTGTAAGCAGTGCCTTGAAATATTCTTCTTGCTGCAGTAAATGTTCTACCAGCAGTAGTAAATTGACCTACCCTTGCTCGAATTATATCGCTAATTACGTTTCCAATAACTCCTGTTTGTGCTGGGCTTGCTTTACGAGAGCTAATTTGTAAAGCATTGTTTAAAATTTGTAAATTATCTACAAATTTTTTATCAAAAACTTCTTCAAGAGCTGTTTTAAAACCTTTTTCACCACTTCTTCCGTTTAAAAATGTATTAAAAGCTCCAGGATCTAATTGTTTTATTCCAAGTTTTGATGTACTGGGTTGTATAAATATTCTTTCATTCATTTCTGTTAAAACAGAAGATTGAAACGCAGAAAGAACTTCAGGATCTTGTTTTAAGATAGTTTTTAAATTTTTTATATCACCAATGTTGTTTACATTAAAAATTTTGTTTACAATTTCTTGTGGTCTAGTGTTAAGTAAAGTACCTTCAAAAGAATTTTTAAGTTGTTTTTCTATAACAGTTCTTTGATTTGTAATATCATTAACATATTTTTGTAACCCACCAATTTTAGTAATTTTATTATATTCAGTTTTGTTAAAAAACAATTTTAATGGTGACTCATAATCTTTCATAAACGAATTATGTGAATTTACATTAACTTTACCATTTTTAATTACTTTGTTTTTATAAAAATCAAATATTGAATTTTTGTAAGCTAACATAGCATCAGGTGAGCCTTGAATGACATCGTGCAATTCTTCAGCAAAACGAGCAGAGTTTTTACCTTTTTTAAATGTTAAAGGAAATACATCTTCATCAGCAATTCTAAGTCTGCCTCCGTTAACTCTTGTAATTTCTCCTATAATAGAATTATCTAATTTATTTTTGTTTATTTTATAAAATTGATTAAAATTATCTAATTCACTAATATAGGCTTTCGAAGCATCTTTATTAATTTGTTTATTAAAAGAACCTATTAAAGATTTTAATGCTCCAATATCAATATTTTCAGTAGCACCACCTTTTTCTCCTGCTCTAACTAATGTTTTTAAAGAAGATAAAGTGTTTCTTGCAGATTCCATTGTAATTTTTTGTGGCCCTGTAACTTTAAACATGTCTTTAAATAAATCACTTACTTTAGGTGATTTTAACAAATTTGTTTTAGTTTTACCATCTAGTGTTTTTAAAGTTGCTTGAATTATATCTGCACCTATAACTTCTGTTGCACCTGCTTCATCTAGTTTTTTTGCAGCAACTGCTGCATCTTCTTTGAATTTAGTTGAGATTTCTGAAACAAAATCTCTGATTTTAATTCCTGTTAATCTTTCACTACCGTCTGGCAAACCAATAATACCTTTTTCTATCATTTCTTCTGTTGTGCTTTGTTTTGCTATTAAATCATTTATAATTGGTTGATTTCTTTTTTCAGCAACTTCTTGTATTAACTTACCTGCATCAAAAGCATTAACTGGTTGATTAGTGCCTAATAATTTTGTATTAAAACCTGATTTTATTAATTTAAAATAATCATTTAATGATTCTGCTTGTTTAACATTAAAATCTCTAAATTCACCCATATACCCTAATCTTGCAGTATTTTCAAAAGAAGATTGTGCAGCTAATAACTCTGGGTTATTTTGTGCTTGAGCTAATGTAAATTTTAATTTACTGCTTATGTTAGCATCGTCAAGTTTAGTATTAATTTGATTTGCTACATTATCAGCTATTTGTTTGTCATCAAAAATTTTTGCTAAATCATCTGCAACAATCGGTCTACCATTTATTAAATTGTTTGCACCCTTTATACCTTTAGCAATAAATAAACCACCATAACCACCAGCAAGTGATAAACCTCCAGCTTTTGCTCCCTCTATAAACATTTGTTTATCAGAAACATTTTTGTTAATTCCATACAATTTTTGGCCTAATTTTAACCTTGAATATTCACCTACTGCTGCTGCTGCAGCTCCTGCAGGAATAGCACCTGTGCCTCCAGTTGCAATACCAACTCCAATAGTTGCTGCTATATCTGGTATAATAACCATAGCATCCCCACCACTACCTGCTATATCACCAAAATCAAAACCTGGTTTATTTACTAAAGAGTATTTATTTGTTTCTGGATTTAAATACTCTAATTCACCAGTGTTAGGGCCATATCTAACTTCTATATTTTGTTTATACGATTTATCTAATACATTTTTAACTGCCTGTACTTTTTGTTCTTCGTTGTAACCTAAAGAACCTGCAAATCTAGCTTCAGAAAAAGCAGGGTTATTAACATCTACTTCATTTGCTTCTGCTATCTCAGAAACCTTAGGTCTAAAGCTCATGTCTTTATCACCAATTGCTGCACCAACAGCTCTTTGTTTTTCTGCTTCAGCACTACTAAGGCCACGACTAGTACCGTAAGGCGTCATGTTAATATTTTCAATATCAGGTCTTTCTACTTCTGGAAACAAACCTTTAAAAAAAGTTTCTTTATCTACTTTAGATTCATATTTTTCGTAAAGTTTATCTGCTAACACCAAATCAGGTATGTTATCGTAAGTGGGATTTTCTGATTTAATTTGTTTTAATGTTTTCATTAATTAGGAAATCCTTCAGGAAATAAACCTAATGGGTCATTTACAGTATCAGTGTCTAATCTATTAAGACCTGTGTATCCAACATCAGGCATATCCATACCCTTATAAACATTGTAAGTAGTATTTGCTCTGTTAATAGATTGTGTTATAGCTTCATCTATACCTGCAGCAAAAACTTCTTTACTTTGCGAACTACCTAAACGATCAATTTGTCGTATAATATCACCTTCAGAAAATCTTGGATTATCTGGTTCTTCAATTTTTGCTAAACCATAAGCTAAAGTTATTATAGTTCCAGAAAATCTAGCATTGTTAGACGCAGATGTTCCATATTTATTTTCAATAGCATCTTTAAATAAACTGTTATTGTAATCTTTTGCATTAAAACCAAATTCTTTAGCTGCTTGACTAACTTGGTCTCCAATACCTTCTAATCCTCTAACCACTCCACCAGTAGCTCCTATAGGAGATTTATCTAATAGTTCTAATGCTCGATTACCTAAATTTGCTAAATTTTTAGTAGCACCAAACAAATTATCTGCTTGATTATCTTTTTCTAATTGTGAACCATATAAAGCAGCAGGGATCATACTTATACCTCCATCGGGGCCAACTTTAGTTACCATGCCAGTTGCAGCAGGACTATATAATTCTGGATTTGTTGCAATTTCTGTGTTTGTTCTTAAAACTTGTTCTCCACTTGATTTTAAAGTAACTGCTTTTGTTGTAGGAACTTTAGGATCAAATAATTGTTTAGCTGCTAATTGAGGATATAAACTAATATAATCTTGTTTAGTTGCTGTACCATCTGCTATTTTTTTCTTTAAGTTTTGTTTAGCAAAAGTTTCTTGTAAAGTGTTTGCTTGTAAAGCACCACCCATGATTGCTTTGCCAATAGGTTGTCCACCTGCAATAGCAAGGCCTATGTTAACTCTTGGATCACCTAATAATCCAGTAAGCGTTCTACCACCTTGAGGTGCTGCAAAGAAACCACCTTCTTGTGATGAGAAAAATCCACCAGGATTTGTAAATGGGTTAGTAAATTGACTTGCCATAATTATCTCCTATAAAAATCCTAATCCGCCTAATGCACCACCAATTAAAGCACCATAACCAGGTAATGCAGAACCTGCTACGGCTCCACCAAAAGCACCACTCAGTCCACCAGATTGAGTACCTGGCCCTGTTTGATTTGAAGTTGGAAAACCACTTGCTATTGGACTAATAAGTCCAGCATATTGTTGTAATGTATTCATTGGTGATTGTTGACCAAATTGAAATCTTTGAATTTGATCTTGTAATTGTCTTTGTGCTAAGTTTTCATACGCAGAGCCTACGCTACCTAATTGACCAATAGCTTGTTGTCTACGCATGTCCATACCTTGTTGAATACCTGGTAATTGTCCTGCAGCTTGTAACTGTCTACCAAAACCTGATTCCATGCCTGATTGTTCTCTACCACGTTCTTGTGAAGCTAACTGTGCAGCAATAGGTGCATAACCTTGAGTAACTCCTCTGGCTACAGCTTGTTGTGCCATAGGTGAGGTACCTGTTCTACCCATACCACCAAACTGTGATTGTACATCACCTAATACGTCAGAGGTAATGTTTGAACGAATACCTGATAAATAATCAGCTTGTGGGGTTAAACCTGCATAAGAAGATTGTGGACTCATAGCAAACTGTCCAAAAGTCTGTGCAGCTTGTGCTTGTAATGGTGAGTTTTGTGCTTGTTCTAAGGCTGCAGCTTGTTGTAAATTAAGAGCTTCTTGAGTTTGATTAGCAAACGGTACTACGGTGCTACCAGGAAAGAATGATCTGCCTACACCACTACGGTATATATTTTGTGCTTCGCCTAATATATCCTGTAGATAGGGTTCTGCAGGTGCGTAAGGCTCTGTTCTTTGAACTGTTGTTTGATTTCCACCGCCACTTGACATACTTATTTCTCCAATTTCTTTTCTAGTAAATAATGGGTTGTTTTAAACCCTTTTTGTTTTAATATTTTTGACCATCCAGGTCTTGCATAAGTTTCAAAGTGTGTACACTTATTACTTTTAGCCCATTTTTCAATGTCGTGCAATCCATCTTGCCAGTCTTTTCTATTCTTACCTGTACAGATAAAAATGTTAGCTACTTTGCTATTAGGCCTAATAATGATTCTAGTCACTACTACTGCCTTTAATTTGTTTTTTGATGTCTCATCCCAACCAAGCCATAGTTGACAATCACCTTTAGAGCAGGCTTCAAATACATCATTAGTATTATAATGATGTCCTGAATAAGCTAGGGCTTTAGTGATTGAATCGTCTACTAAGTTCCATACTGACTCTATATTTTCTTGTGGTATCTGTACTATGCCGATCATGTAATTTCTAAATAACTTGTGATAACGTGTAGTCTATTAGCTGTTGTAGCAGTTGCTTTTAATACGTCTGCTGTAGTTAAAACTAATGTAGAGTTGTGTCCACCCATACCTTGTATAGTAGCTTTAGCTCCAACGAATGCATCTTTTAAAAACTGAAACGTATCATCACCATTTACTATGGTTAATGACACACTATCATCATTGTTACTATCTTCGCATATTATAATAGATTTGACAATAACGGTAGTACCACTAGCTACAGTAATTAATGCTGTAGCATTAGTTGTAGTTAGATCTACCTTTGCATTTTTGTAGGTATGAGCCATTACTCAACACTTTCTTTAAAACCATCACTAAGATTTTTGTGAAACTCATCTAGAGCATTATGTTCACAATTCGCACATTTACAAGTTACACAGACACCATTGTTTCCACAATGACAACTATGTTCGCAATTCTTACATTGATCTAAGCTAGAAACCATGATGTAACCTCCTGATTTTCATCGTTGTGATAACGTATTAGTTGATTAGTTAGTTCTTCTACAATTAATTGAAATTCCTCACTTGAGTCAATGTTTTGATAGATGTATTGTAGGTCTATCTTACTTGCCATCTCTAATTTCTCTATTAATTGTTTGACGCATAGCTTCTACATGAGGTTCCCATTGTTTATCAGATCCTGTCATATAATCACCAAACTCAATGTTATTAATCCACATTCTTCTACCTGATGTTTCAAATACATATACAGGTTCAATTATGTCTGTGAGAACACCATGTTTACTGTTTTCAATAGTAACCATTTCATCATCTTCCATAACTAAATGTGATCCAGAAACTTTAATACCTTTATAGTCATATACTCTATGTGGCATAAATTCAGTTTTTGCTTCTACAACACCACCTTTAATTTCTTCACCTACATTAATAGATGTTATTTCTTTTTCAGTACCATCAGCCATTTGGATCATAGTGCCTTTAACAAAACAACCGCTTGTTCCGTCTCTATTTGAACCACTGCTGCCAGCTCCACCTTCACGGCCACCGCCGCCACCTCCTGTATTTAAACCTTGAGTCATTCCTATCAAATCAGCAACAGTTGTTGGCTGTGGTAAACTTAAATTTTGTGAAGGGGTGTTTATCAATCCTTGTAGTTGAGTTTCTGTAAGACCGCCTGTAGGATTATTAGTTAAAGCACCTTGTAAATTACTACCAAAAACTTCATTTATAGCTTGGTTTATTCCTTTTCCATATGTTAAACTACGTGGATTTGCAGATTCAAAACCTTGTATTTGTGACATAATATCAGGATCTAATCTTTGTGACATGTTATCTATGTATCCTAATGGGTTAAGAGGATTTATTTTTGCTAAGTTAAGTGCATCAAATGCAAATTTATTAAATTTATAATCAAGAGATTCAGGGTCTAATTCTTCTACTCTACCATCTCCACCAATTCTATAACCTCTGTTACCTACAAATTCAGTGCTTATATTATCTTGATTTCCAAAAGAACCACGTTCACCACTTCGACCTTCACGATCATTCATAGTTGTAGTAGTAGATACGTTAGACGGTATGTTACCAGTTACAGGTACATTACCGTATTGGTTAAATGGTTGTGGTGTGTAATTAAAATTACTTGGATTATAAGTACTACCAAATCCACTTTGATTATTGAAATTAAAAGGCATTTCAAATTGGTTTCCCACAAATCTATTTTGAGGAACTACATTTCGTATTTGACCATTAAGTAAGCCTGCAGATTGTTGTAACTGTTCTAAATATGAATTTGCAACAGGCATTTGATTTTGCACAGGTTGTTGCATGGGTGGCTGAAACATTTGATTTTGTATTAATGTAGGTTGCACAGAAGGATCGCCTATTCTTGACCCTCCTGTTCCAAATCTAGGATCTGGTAAAGGAATAAATGTACTGTTATCAGGAACAAAACTTTCATTAACATAAGGGCTTTGTGGTGAAATACCAGCTCCAGGATTGTTGTTAGGCATTGGATCACTAGAAATAGGTATTGGTGATTGTTGACCAAATTGAACAAACTGACCGCCAGGTCGAGCTGGCCTTAATCCATTAATTGGTCTAAATAACTGATCTATTTCGTTTGGGTTTGGTGCTAAAAAACCACCTCCTTGTATTGCCATTATCTATATCCTTCTTTGATAGCTTCTACATCAATACCTTGTGCATCTGACCAAGTGGTACCTGCTGGTATTTGTAAGTTAAATTTAAAATATCTTGCTGATTTGTGAAACGGTATCGTTCCTGTAGCGTGCATACTAGACGCACTAGAAGTCGTGCTAGAGTCAGCAACTCTATTACGAAAACTTATTGTACCTGTAGCAGAACTTGTATCTACTATAGGTCTAACGTGTGTAACTAGTGATCTATGCATAGGAAATATTTCAGTTTCATTAGTACCAATAGATGCTGCTAAAGCATCACCACCAAAAGATCCAAGAAAATGTGAAGTGTTAAATACACCTAATGTTCTCAGTCCACCAATAAATGCTGCACTATCTAAAGATATGCTAATAGCATCTAAATCATCTGCACCTGATGTAGGATAATCATCTAGTTCATCTAATGTAAATCCAGGTGATAAATAATCAATAATAACTTCGTGATCTAGTTCTACTAACGACCATCGTTGACTAGCAAGATGATAAATAATAATCTTATCGTTTTGGATGCCAGCGTTTGTACCTGTAGCTGATGGATATGACCACATAACTAATTTGTTTTCATGGTCGTAAGAAGCTCTAACACGTTCTCTTAACTCAAACTTTAAATCATTATAAAAGAAACGATCTACTTTGTTTGCACCAATAGGTTGTGATTGCGTACCGTTAGTTACGTAGAAACCATCTTCTGATAGATAGTACACTAGGTTACCAACTTGTATTACGTTTTTACCTTGTACCGCACCTCTGTTTTCTTCTATACGTCTAAATGAGAACACAACATTACCACCACGATAATCCATACGAGTGATACGATCTTCTTGAAATATTAGTCCATACTGTCCACCAGTAACACCAGTAATAACTCCACCTTCAGGTAATACTTCAGAGTCAGATTGATTGACACCTGCAGTCCATGAAGTCGGATCATTAAAACTAGACCATTGTACTTTGTTTTGTGCAGCAGGTTGAAAGCCTGTAACTAAAAAATTACCAATAACTGCAGCATGTCTAAATGCTGGTGGTGAACCTGCTAATGCAGCAAAGTCAGTTGATGAATCTAATGTCCATGCTTGCGGAGCATCGTCACCATTAAAAGCAATAATTACTTCACCAAATCTAGCAAAATCCCAATAGGACTCAGCAGAAAAACTAAACGTAGTACCACCACTTTCATCTACAAAAGCATTGTTAGTTAGTTTATATAACTTAGTAGCATCACCTGCAAAAATAGATATAGCACCACTGTCTGATTTAAAAGCTCTTGCACCCTGACATCTTGCAGTAACAGCATTACTTGAAGTAACTGCTATGTCATTAAATGGTCGGTAACTGTTTACTGCAGGAAATACGTTAGTAGCTTCTGTAGCACCAGGATTTAAATGAGTTGGTAGGTCAGGTAACCATTCTGCAAAAGGAACTTGCATTATACGTTATCAAAATTATTAATATTAATACCTGATCTTTGAACTAATGGAGTAGCATTATATTTGTCTTTTTCATCAGCCATTTCTACTTGTTGTAGTGCAGCTTCGTATTGACCTTTAAATTGTGCTACTGTTTGTCCATCCATACCACGAATAAATGTACTAGCAAAATATAACGCACCATAAAGATAAACATCAGGATGGGTAGTTAAAATATGATTAGTTGCTACCGATGAACTTAATGTATCAAAGGCTTTATAAAAAACTATGTTAGCTGTATAGGTAGCATCAGGTTTAGGACTAAATCTAAAGTTAGTGCCTTCTATAGAATAAGCTCTTGGTCTACCACTTTCATTTGAACCTTGTGTTTCTGCTTGATGAAACGGAGTCATAAATTGTAATGCAGTTTTAGGGTTAGTTGTTAAAACAAAACTTCTTGTTTGCAAAAAACCTGTAGGTAATGTTTCTTGTTCAGAATCTATAGTAAAAGAACTAGAGTTTTCCATTGCACGTATTCTTAATCTACGGTTAAAGTCTGCTTCTGTTAATGCAATAAAATCTACAATCTCTGCAGCTAAATCATCACGTGCTAAAAAATTAGCAATAGAAGTTTGTAAGTTTGAATAGTTATTTAAAGCCATTACAATCGTTTCTCTCCAACCCTAAAGTTTTGAAATTCATTACTATTAACCATACCTTTAATTAATTCACGTTGTGTTTCTTTGTGCAACTGATGCCAATTAGAATGTCCAAAGCGTTCTTTAGTTTTTATTTGTAATGCAATTAAGGGTATTTGTGCAATACGTTGAAACTCACCTTTTTGTTCTAATGATCTGTGATTACGAGCTATTTTATTTTGTGCTAATATATTAGTAGTATCTTGAGTTTTTTTTATAACTAACTTATGCGTTGCCTCATCTACATAAATATCTTTATTTTGTGAATTATAAATTTCAGTTGTCATATTACAGCTCTGTTGGATCTACATCATAAGCATCTACTAATATTCTCCAACCATAAGTGTCAGACATAAACACAAGTCCAATACCTGTATTCTCTGTAGTAATAGTTAAGTCAGCAGTTGCTCCTTGTATTTTTTTACCATTTCTAGCTACTGTTAAGTTAGCGTTATCAAAATTGGCAGCACTATCTAATATATGTATCTCATCTCCTACAGCAGGTGCTGAAGGTAATGTAATAGTAAATGCAGCAGTTGTTGCTGTATCAGCTAATAATCTATCACCAGCTACTGCAGTATATGCAGAAGTTTTAGCTGTCCATCTTTTTAATGAGCCATTAATAGCTTGAGCTACAGTTAATGTACTAGCCATATCTACTGCACCGTCTATATCTACTACGTCTAGGTTAGATGTTCCGTCTACGTCTATGGCTCCTGAAATATCAAGAGAAGCAGCAATAATTTCGCCACTTGCATTAATAGCACCATTAATATCAATTGTAGTAGCAGCTATCTGAATCTCTGTATCTGCAACAAGGTCAAGCTGTCCATCAGCACTTGAGCTAATGTGGATTGCAGCATCACGAAATTGAATTTTCTTGTCAGTACCCATAGTAGAGTCAGCATTACTAGCAAACCCACCATTAAAAACTGTAGCTGCTGTTGTTGTCAGCACGCCTGTAACAAGGGCA